CTAGAAATTTGTGATTATTACCTCTTTGAAATCACCTGATGAAAGACTGTTATTGCGGGTGACCGCCTGAATATTGTAGTCTTTATACAGGTCTCTCACATACTTGTCATCGTTGTACGACAGTACAAATCTGCCCTTGATCTGGTGAAGAACTCTGCAGAGCCGCTCATGGTCATCCTCGGTAAATTTAACAGTGTAATGCCGCTCTGTCTTGTGGTATGGAGGGTCGCAGTAGAATAAAGCTTTCTCACGGTCGTATACCTTGATAAGATCCTCAAAATCTTTGTTTTCGATCACTACTCCATCCAGTCTTGCCTCGATATCTGCGAAATTATCTGTGTTAAGCCGCTTTTTGTTGCAGCCGAACGTTCTCAGACTTGCTCCGAAGCCTGTCTTGACAAGCACATAGAACATAGCAGCCCGCTGAATGTCTGTAAATCCGGTTACAGATATGCGCTCACGGCAGTCAAGGAACATTTCCCGGCTGTTTAAATAGTATTTTATCTCCTTTTTAAGCTCATCAGAATGATATTTTAAGCATCTGAAAAAGTTGACCAAATCACTGTTGGCGTCATTATAGATCTCTAGATCAGCGTGTTTGCCTTTTGCAAAAAGTATAGACCCGCCTCCGCCGAATACATCGATAAATCTGTTGTAGCTTTCTGTAGGCGGGAAAGACTTGATGATCTTACTTTTAAGCTGGCTCTTTCCACCAATCCATGGTATTGGACTTTTCATAAATATGACCTCCTTTTAATATAGTATACAGCTCCGAGCGGATTGCCCGGAGCTGTTACTTTTAAATCTTTTTAAGCCAATCAGCAACAACATAATAATGCTTGCGACCAAGCTTGATTTTTCTCCAGTAGTGACCGTGATGAAATTCATAAAAATCATCAGCGACTTTTACTGGAGTATTATCTTCGAGAACGCCAACGATCGTTCCGGCGGTGAAGTTGCAATCGCTCCTGTAATTAAGCCTAGTGACTGTCACCATTTGGCTGTATGATGTTTCTTTTGTATCCATAAGCTACTCCTTTACTTTATCGTTGCAGACAGCTTTTTAATAAATTTGGTCCCCGCAATACCGTTCTGAGTATAGCCCCACTTTTTCAACAGAGCATTGACCGCCTTTAGGGTACCGTCTCCGAACGTGCCGTTGTTGTCAAGTTTGTACCCTGCCAGCATAAGGAGCTGTTTCAGTGCAAGAACTCCATCGGATTTATCACCTTTCTTAAAGCCCGAACTGTCAAGTACCTTAGACGTGCTTGTGTTAGTAGCCTTAAACCCGTTAAGCCCCTTAGCCTTTATCACAGATGGGTAATCCACATAGCAGTAATCCATGTCTACCGGCACGGAAACACCGCTGACCTTGCCCGTTGAGCTGTACTGCCACATACCGTATGTGCCGCCGTAGTTGCACTTGCTGTTGTATTCTGCAATCCACAGTGCATAGCGTCTTGCGACATCATTTGTTATGTAAGTCTGGAGCGGACTGCGGCTGATATACAGACCTGCGAAGTAGCCTGCTTCCTCCAGCGCAGTGCAAAAAGTTTTTACCATGTCGGAGCATACCGTTTTACCGCGTGCAAAAGCTTTCTGCCACTCCAGATCAAAGTAAATCGGGTATTCAAAAGTTTTGCCCTTGATGTAATCGAGACAAAGAACTGCGTCCTGTTTCGCACCGGATACCGTTGTCTGCCATGTATAGTAATATGCGCCGACGTCAAGCCCAGCTGCCTTTGCATTTTTGTAATGCGTTTCAAAAAGCGGGTCTTTTACTACACAGTTCTTCGTGTGATCCCAGTTATTGCATCTGATAATAACAAAACTGTAGCCCGCCGCTTTGACCTTTGCGAAATCTACGTTTGTCTGATACATAGAAACATCAATGCCTTTAATTGTCGCTGCCATGATAATTATCCTCCTTGTTATTTTTATAGTTTTTCTGATACTGCGTACCGAAATAGAACGATATCACCACAGTAAACACCGTGATGAACTGTTCTGCAGTTATCGTGCGGCGAAGTGCCAACACGCAGAACACCGCTGTCAGCAGTATCGTCACGATAGACTTGACGTCAATGAGTTTTGCAAGTTTGTTTTTCATGTTGTTCAGTCCTCCAAACAAATAGCTTTGCCGCACAAATATTTCTTATCAGTGTCAACAATTTTCATAGTGTTGTACTGAAGTGGTGCTTTAACCATCATATACACGTCGCTGAAAATCGCTCCTGTTGTGCTGTCTATTACTGGAACAAGATAAGCCTTTCTTGTGCTGTCAACCTCTGCTGTGAACGTTGCTTCCTCGGATATGCCGCTATCTGTTGCAACAATATATGAATTATCATCATTTACATATATACAGCCAGTTGTTGTCGAGCCGTCAAGCAATGTGATTTCTCCAACATAAAGGTTATAAAAGCGTGGTTCTCTTGAGCCACTTGAACCCGAATAGGCACATATACAAATACCTTTATCTGTCTTTCCAACTGAGATTGTACAATGTCCACCAACTGTGAATTGAACGCGCTTCGTTCCATTCGGGGTGATTAAGTTTATTCCCAGATAGCTTTGATTGTTAGCAAAGTAATCGATTTTAATGTAACTGTTGCCAGTGAAATAATAGTTACCGTAAGTTGACGTAAGACTTGAAGTCTCGTTAACACTCGAGTTACTTTTCCACGTATAAGCCGACAGAATTGTATTAAGCGCAGATATAAAAATACTAGGATTTGAATCACCGCTTGTAAGACCGGCATCTTTTAATAGCGTTGTATGTTCAATCATTTTCCACGCCCCCCTTAATCTTTTAATGCAAGTGTTTTTCCGCAAAGGAAAATGCCCTGTCCGTCAACGTCCATAGTGTTATACTGTAGCGGCGAATATCTCATTATAAAAATATCTCTGAAAATATCGCCCGTTGTAGTATTCACCGCTGGAATTAAAACTGCTTTTCTATCTGCGTTAATGGTTGAGCCTATCGCATTCTCTTCTGAAATTCCTTCGTCTGTTGCAATAGTCAGATTTCCGTTATCATCTGAATATATACAACCTTGTGCTGTTGTTCCGTCAAGCTTTGTAATTTCTCCGACATAAAATTTATAGTCTAAATTATCATCATACCCACTAGATGAAGATGATAATTGAAATGCAAATCCTTTTGACGTTTTAGTGAAGCACCATGTTACATACATATTAGTTAAGTCTCTGCTATACAGCGTCTTTGTACCAAATGTGCCACATACGATCACGTTAAATTTTGCATATGTGCGTCCTATATTTTCACCAGCTAGTCTTAAATATAGGTTATCTGTAATATAGCAATCGTCCGTATACCCATCACTAGACCTTACAGTTTTTATCCAGTCATATGAGTTATCAATATCAGTAAATACTTGCGAATACATATCATAGCCGCCGTGATTATTATCTTTTTGTTTACCGCTTATTGTCGTTATCGCCATTACTCAGTCACCTCCGTTGCTGTTCCTATAACTGGTGTTACTGCTGCGCCATAAGCAGCAGCGTAGGCCGTGCCTACTGGGACGCTCTGTCCGCTCGCCATATCGGGTATAGTGTCGATAATATCCATATTGCCGTTGAAGTCCTCAATGCTGAACCTGTCCAATCTGTCGGGCTTTTTAAGTCCGAGATTTTCCGTGAAACTAGCCAACTATACTTCCCCCTTCCGCATTTTTGCCGACTATGAGATAGTATACCTTGAAAGCGTATGTTCCGCCCTGGTCTGAGGTGTGCTCAAGGTATGCCTCCCAGTCGATGTCCCTGCCGTTGCTTGCGACTTTGTATTGAAAACTCTGCGACTTGAAGTGCTTTTTGCCCCAGTCACACACCATAAACACCGCAGGGTTAGTGACCCCCGAGGGTATCATGCCTGTGCGTGTATTGTATGACCACTGTGAGCCGTTGTCGGCGTTGACCTTCATATTCACCGTGAAAGACCCCCACCGCATATACAGTGGGTAGAGCCTGTTCACAAGACTTACTATCTGCGCCGCTGTCTTTGCACGAAACACCGCTGTACCGCCGTCTAAAAGCTCGTCCGTCTGTTCGCCCGAGTACCGCAGCTCATACTCCTCCTCGCCGACTATTTCTTCAAGTGCTGCCACCCTCGCCGTGAGCTGCTGGATAAGCTCCTCGGTGGTGGGCGTTGTCTGACCTGTGTCCGCTGTATCGGCAGTATTCTCCGCCTGCGTATCAGCCGTCATTATCTCGTTATCGTCTGCCATTGTATCCCTCCTAAAGCTGTTCTTCCACCGACAGACCCACCGCAGAAATATCGGCTGAAAGTCCGCCGTCAAAATTGAATCCTATGTTAGTTATTGGTATATCGTAGCTTTCGCCGCTTTCGCTGACGTATGTTATCACGTCCCCGACGTCAAATCGTGGGTCGCCAAGGCGGTGAAAAAGCTCCGTTGTGTACCACGAAAAGCCGCCTATCCTATGCCACAATGACCGCAGCAGCGACATTGTCATATATGGATTTTCAAACTCCAGCACACGCCCTGCCGAGCCTGTGGTATTGCCCAGCCGCAGAGTTTCGCTGTCGCTGACCTTGCAGACAATGCCTGCGAGGATATTCGGACGTTCTCCCAGTGTTGGCAGGTCGATAGTGTTGTTGTCCAGTATCTTCACGCTCGAGCCGTACCATTTGCGGACGTATCTGCCGTATCGGTCAACAAAGCCGAACTCGCCTTGTGCCGAGGCGATGTAACTGAGCATTTGCCGCATTGTGGTGTCTTTTGGTATGCTCGATATTTTGAAGTCGAAGTTTGCGGTCTTTAATCTGATATGACCCTTGCCGTAAAGCCTTGCACCGCCCTTTACACGGAGCTTTGCAGGGATGGTGTAGTCGTTGCCGTTTTGCAGTCCAAGCTGCTTGCATATGTCATCCTCAACAGCCTTTGACCACGCAGGTAGCTTGACCTTTGGCACATAGGTCTTGTCGGAGAAGTAAAGCCTATCCGCAAAAGTGACCTCAGTATTTCCGCCCGACTTTTTCGATTTCACGCAGGTGAACCGCCCCAGAGGTATTCTCTCTCCGTCAAGCACCTCTCCAAGCTTGCTTATCTGCTCCACTGTCAGCTTTGAAAGTTCTGCGTAGGTGTAGGCTTCTAGGGTGGAGTAGGTGGTCACGCCTGTGAGGTCTGCAAGGTACAGGGACAGGTCATACTCTTTGCCGAGGAAACGTGTTTCAGCATCGTTTATCTGTAATGCCCAAGACTGTGAGCACACTGCACCAAGCTCTATGTCGTCACTGAGGCTCGTTGACTGCACGTCACTGGTAGCGGACATTATGTTGTCCCCCATTATTACGCTCTCGTCGTTTTCAAGCCACATACGCCATGTGCGGCAGTAGCTTTCGATGCGTGAGGAGACGGTTGTACTTGTTGTATACATATATCCGCCTCCTACTGCATGATAAGGTCAACAGCAACGCCTTTGCAAAACTGCCGCTTTTCGTCCCAGCCGAATATTTCATAGCTTGGATCTCCTGCATAGACCCTTATTTTGATTTCATTAAAAGTCTCGTCCAAAAGTGTGGCGTTAAAAAATGGGCTATCAACATTTGAGATATACTTATTTATCTGTGCAGTCTGCTCGCCTGTGAGATGATACCATTTAATAGTGACCGTTTTCTTTATAGCCCTGATGTCTCCGACCATAAGACAATTAGCGGTGCGCCCTGCATTGCCCGACCAGATTTTATTGTTACAAAAAGTAATTTCAGCAGGAGTGGCTACCGTTTCTTCTTCAAATTTCAATCCATTTGATTTCATAGTATCCCTCCTATACTTTTATCGGCGATTTGCCGTTGCGCTTGATAAAATCATTTATATCGTCAATAACGATCTGTGACAGCACTCTGCCCTTTACTTCGATTGGTATCGTTACGCTTATTTTCTGATTGCCTACAGCTCCGCCGTAAACAGCAAGCGCCTCAAACAAAGCCTGCTTGATCGTATCCAGCGGAGCTTCGATGTTTGTGCCGCGTTTCTGGTCGCCGAGAACCGCAAGAAACTCGGAGTTCGGCGGAATTACCGCGCCGGTGGCGAGCATTGGAATCTGAGGAACTGGTATAGGGTCATAGTCCCAAAACTCATCAAATGGTGTAAAGCCTGCTATTTCAATATCACGAATATCATTAAGTATGCCATTAAGAAAATCCAGTGGAGTAGAAATAACTTTATTTATTCCGCCAATTATGCCATTTACAACCGTTGTGAATACTCCTGTTATACCCTCTTTGATACCGTCAAAAATTTTGCCACCAGTCGAAAATACGTCCTTAACTGCTTGCCAAGCCTTTGAAAATATATCTTTAAACCAATCAGCTACCTTAATAAACGGTGATTTTATTGCAGTCCACAAATCCCTGAAAAATTGTGCTGTAGCCGAAAACGCCGATTTTATATTTGTCCACGCAGTTGTAAATATATCTCCAAACCAACTTCCTACTGCAGAAAAAATGTCTTTGATTCCTGTCCACAGATTTGAGAACCAACCTATAACGGCATTCCAGACAGACAAAATACCGTCCCAAGCTGCTTGGAAAATTCCCGTAAACCATTCTGCCACGACGGCAAATACATCTTTTATGCCTTGCCATATTCCGGCGAAAAAGTCTTTAATTGATGTCCAGACCTCTGTTACCCAGTCTACAAATTGCTGTATTGTCATTTTAAAGCTGTCCCACAAATCAATAAAAAACTGTTTTACTGTTTCCCAATTTTTGTACAGCAATACGCCGATAGCGATAAGCGCACCGATTCCTAGACATACAAGTGTGATTGGACTCGTCAAAAAATTAACTGCTACACCAAGTGCAGTAATTAACGGTGTCAATACACTTGTTCCTGCCGCCAATGCGGCAAATGCACTTACTACGCCTTGAATTATTCCGGATATTGCAAATGCCGATCCCAAAGTCCCAACTACAACAGCAAAATTTTCGACAGCAGTCTGATGATTCTTTATCCAGTCACTAACCCCATTTAAGGCTGATGTAATACCTTTCAACGCGCCTACTATAATACCTCCGGTCCATGTTGCAATAGGCTTCAAAAATTTATCCCACAGCCATTTACCCATAGGTTTTAACGCTGAAATTGCTGAATCAAGAACTTTTATAGCTGCCGCCAGCAAATTAAGAAATGTTGGTATCAAAGTACTTATAGTCCATGATGCCATAGGGAGCAAAATATTATCCCAGAACCATTCGATACCGTCAAATATGTCGGCAGTTAAAGGCTTTAATGCGGATGTTACATTTTCAAATGATGTAATGAGCGGTGAGAAGTCAATGTTCTGCGCCCATTCAACAGTGTCTGCCGTTATGTTTTCAATTGTGTCGAGTATATCATTAAAAATATCAAGAATGTCCTGAATAATTTTTGTACCACTGCTATCAGACCAAGCGGAGGAAAAATTGCGTGACACATATCCGATTGTATTATTAATGTTTGTCCATATACCGAGTAAATGTTCAGAAATTTGTTCGCCCGTTCCGTTACTCCAAACATCGGTGAATGATCCGCCTATGCTTTTGATAACACTCCATACACCCTCGAAAGCAAATCTCATACTATCTGTTACCTTGACTCCATTTTTATCCCAAGCTTGTTTAAATGGCGTAAAAATAGTATTAAAAGATGATTTTACCCAATAAAAAAAATCTTTAAGCTTTTTATCGGCATCAGATGTATCAACATCTACAGTAGTGGAGATCGTATTGCCGCTTAGAGTACCGACCACTGGCGATGCATTTGTATCAGATGAGGAACTGTTGTCCGCCAGCTTATTTATCTGATCAAAGCTTGCAAGTGCATTTTCTTGAGCCTCGACAGTAGCTTCAGCCGATGTTGCCATATCGGAATAATTTTCCGCCGCCTGCGAAGAACTTTCAGCAACTCCATCTGTTGTATTCATCAGTTTAATTCCAAACACCTCAGAAAGTGCTTTAACTGCTGAATTAGCAACAGCTGTCAAACTTTGCAATTCCGCTGTTATGTTTTTTACAACTGTTACAGCACCAGAAAGAACAGGCTGTCCTATTACAGCAAGCAACTGTTTCCAAGACTCTTTCAGATTACCGATGACATTTTCCCAGCCGTCTGCTTCTCGCGCGGCTTGTCCCTCCGCTCCAGAAAGAGCATTTGCATCCTTGACCATTTGCAATAGTGTAAGTTGCTTCTGAGCTTCGGATAATTCCATAAATGATTTTCCATAGAGTTTATTAGCCGCTGTGTTTCGCGTAGTTTCTGTACAACTCAAACCCAAAGCAGCATCGTTTTCAAAGTTGCCTTTCAAGAACGATTTTAGGCTTTCTGCAGTATCTTCAAGGCTTCGATCGTAATATGCCGCACTGTCTGCTGTTACCTGCAACGCTTCTTCCATCATTTTTAGAGCACTAACTGAATCCATACCCGTAGTTTTAGCAAAAGCATAAATAGATGTGCCTACATTTTGAAGTCTTGTCTGAAGAATGCTACTGTTATCAGCTACACTTTTCATAGCATTATCTGCAGCAGATTTTAAAGTTCCAAAAGTCTGTTGCATTTGAGAATTTGCAGCATTTATATCTGCAGCAGCTTCAAGAGCTTCTTTTCCACTGAACACAGTACCAAGTGCTGCACCCATTTTTAAAACTATATTTCGGAGATTATTAAGCTGGTTACCTAAACTGTTTATACCTTTAGAAAATCCTTTTGTATCTATTTTTGTATCGAAATTAAGTCTGCCGTCAATTGCCAATTATATCAGCCTCCTTTCTTGACAAAATCCTCCATACGCTGTATAATGAAAAAAATACATAATGGGAGGAAATGTTATGTTTTGCTTTAAATGCGGCGCAGAAATATCCGATGAATCAGATTTCTGCATAAAATGTGGAACTGAAATTCTGCATCACAATAAAACCGAAATTGAAGAAGTCAACTCGATTTCAACTATACCTATGAATGCCACAATAAAATCGGCTTTTGTGTCAACTATAATAGTTTCGGAAACGGAGATCTCACACAAAAGTGGGCTCAAAAGCGAAACTATAAAAGTATCCGACATATCAGATATTAGATATACAGCCGGAACTCCTTCCGAGAACGGTCGCTTGTTTATAACAGCAAACGGAAAATCATATAACGTAATGTTTTTCTTTAACAATAAAAAAAAAATTGCTGAGTTATGTGGTTACTTCTCCGCACTTAGCAATAATACTTTTATACCGATGGAAGTAACCACATCAACTTCATCACAAACAGGCGAAACACAACATGAAGAAAAAACGTTATCAAAACGTCAGCGTATAAAGGAAAACAAGAAAAACGGTATTGCTTGCTGTCCTAAATGTGGAAGTACTTCGCTTACGGCAAACAAAAAAGGCTTTGGAGTCGGAAAAGCAGTCATAGGAACTGCTGTTGCCGGTCCAATAGGTCTTGTTTCCGGAAACAAAGGAGCAAAAAAAGTTCGTATAACTTGCCTTAACTGCGGTAATCAGTGGTGGGCGTAATAAAAAAGTCAGTCCAAACGGGCTGACTTTTTTTATAACAGATTATTTATAAAATCAAGTTCATCCTGTTCCTCTGCTGTAAGCTTCACCTTAATATCAATAAGTTCTTTGTTGTTCCGGTAAAAGTCCTGTTCTCCTTTACTAAGTTTTTTATTGTGTGCAAGCTTATAGCGTATATTTATAACATTACTGTATAAACCCTCACCAATCTCATTAAAAAGGCCTAAAACCGTCCACCAATGCATATAATCAATTTCACGAATTTCCTTTCCTGCTACCTTATTGAGAGCTGGAAAAATAATCCCTTCATCCTGATCCCAGTTTATCAACGGTTTAGGTTGACGTTTAGATTTTGGCATATCTCCGCCGTCAAGAAACCATTTGGCTTGTTCTGCCGCTTCGTAAAGATCCGAGTTAGGTATCTGATCGTGATGCTTGTACAACAGTTGTATACATCCATATGTTTTGGCTTTGTCATTAAGCGTATCGTCATTGCACATAGAAAAAATCAGCAAAGCTACGCGATAATCACTATATATTGAATATATTTTACCGTTGACTGTCAAAGCTTTAGGCAATGCACCTATCATTTTGTTTCACCAACAATGGTATTGCGCTGTGCCGCATAGGAATTAAGTTTCTCCTGTGATTTCTTTCTTTCCTCCACAGAACATTCATTTATGTACGCGAAGATGCACTGCATAAAATTCATAAATATTGGTTGACCTCCGGCAGGCGAAAGACATGAATCAGTTCCGAATACTATTAATGAAATATCATAACCAAAGATCTCATTTATAAGATCCTTCACCGCCATATCAAGTTTGTCCACACTATCAGCGGCAAGTTTCAGCTTTTCAAAGTCCGGATTATTCTCATCAAGATTCTGCAGATCATTGATAGAGTTCATATCGATATCTCCGTATCTACTGCGTATATTCTCATATTTCTCATCAAAGCCTGAAATTCGGTTAATAAACTGAGTATCTGTTGGATTAATACGGATTATTTTATCCGGATTCCCATTTAATTCGATATTTTTGTATCCGTCGTCAAAACTAAGCTTAATTGTTTCTGACATAAAAAACACTCCTTAGAAAAGAGGGGCTTAGTCGCCCCTCAAATTATCCTTTAGCCAGCGGCGTAAATGTCACCACTTTATTTGCGATTGTTACAGTACCCTTAATACGATTGCCGCAGGGTTGGATATTAAACGGTATGTTGACACCGCCCTGCGGTCCGCCATATGACTGCGGCTTAACGATGCAATCTTCCATCCATGCATCGTAAGGACCTTCGGTCTTATCGATAAGCACCTCAAGATATTTGCTCTTGCAGTCGTCGCCAACAAGACGATCCAACGCAATAGATTTGATCTTTTCGTAAATCGCATCTTCTGTATTTGCGTAGTAGGTTTCAACAGACAAACTAGGTTCGTAACCGTTGTCATTTACATCTGTTTCATCAAGGATATTCTTAACAGTCGCGGTATCCGGTCCCAAATCCATAGACATATCCTCAATGTTTTTGCCGATCAGGAACCATGACGGAGTTTCTCCGCCAAAAGTGGAATCCAACAAATGCATAAGATGACTTCTTTTAAGCTTTTTTATTCCTGTAGCTGCCATTTATATTTCCTCCTCAAATGTAAAATGTATCTGTATCTGATACAATCCTCTGTCTCCGTCCTCATCCAGAGCAAGCAGTATGCCATTATCAGCGGATATACTGATAGGTTCAAAATTTCCTGCAAGTTCTGGATAATTCCGGCTACTGTTCTGTTTTTCAATCCAGAAGATAAAATCCTCCGTAAAAGCTGATGCATTGAGCCTTGACAGATCATCGGCTGTGTACTCTCTGCTCTGGAGCAAAGCATTGTACTGCCATGTCTGATTTCCGCACACGTCCTCACTGAGTTTTACAAGACCTGATGTCTGTATACTGTAATTAACAGGTTCAGACTCAGTCTGGTCTATGTGCAGATCAATATCTCCAAGATTGGGATACTGTAACACATATTCTTTCATAGCCTCCAAAAGGCTTTTATTTTGCTCCGGCAATTCGTTTCACTCCTTTGATTATTCCGGACAGATGATCGGGTTTCATACGCTCGAACCATAGTCTGCCTCGCTTGCCCCCAAGGTTAAGCCCCTGCTTGCCCATACCTTTGTTATCGTAATAATTTTTGCGGGCGTATGGTGTGTTGTAATGCACCATGCCTGATCCAACTACCGTTGATGTAATACCGGACTGTTTAAGCTTACCGGTAAGCATTGGCACATAACTATCACAGCAACGTAATACTTCGCTGTCGATATACTTCTGTACTCGGCCGTCTTTTTGCAGACCACGCCTCGCAAACAGTTCATTTTCGGGGGCGACCGTGAGAGTTACTTTAATACTGTTATTACTCATTTAGCCGTCACCTCAGTGTGCCGCATTATGGGACTGCCGTAATCCTTGCGCTCTACAGTACTGATTTTGAGCGGGCTTACAGCCTTAAGCAACTCTGCCACAGAGGCTGTCACGTCAAAATCAATATCGCCCTTTGCAATATAGTCGGACTTATCGACTACAGCCAACAACGGCAGATGTATCAACGCCCGGTCAACATCGGTCTTGCCCGTCTTTGCAATGTTTTCGGCTTCGGTGTCCTGCCACCAGCACGGATAATGCTGTGTAATAAATGCACCGTCGGGCTGTTTGTGCCAGACGGTGCATTTTGTATTATATCTCATTTATATCCACCCCACAGATCTGAGATTAAGGTATCTGGAGGCGGTCTTGATCAGCTCATCGGCGACAGCAGTCTGAGTGGTCGAATAACTTATCGAATAATCTCCGACCTTTTCGGAGGCTATCTGTTTATCCGGCTGTGCGGAGTACATGATCTCTGCACAAGCACAGCAGGCTTTGGCAAGGCTGATCTCGTCGGTCTCGGCAAAGCTCAGACTGTCGAGATATTCCGATGCACGCTCCGCAAAATAAGGATAATCCGTTTCGGAAATCTTATTGCCATGAAAATCAGCAGTGTAAAACGTGTAATCAGCATAAGCCATAGCCTACACCTCCGTTTCGCTTGTCGTATCCTCTACCGCAACTGCATCGACGATTTCCTGAATGATTGCGTCCTTCTTGCTTGCCGACCCGAGGTCAATGCCAAGTTCGGCGGCATAAGCTTTTAGTTCAGGGACTGTCATGCTCTTATAATCAATGACATTTTCATTTTCGCAATAGTCGGCAGGCGGTTCTATTGTTATTGGCTTCTCGTTAAAAGTCAATCCTACTGTCTTTGCCATAACGACACCTCCTATGCCTTGTGGTGCAGATAAATACCTGCCGCCTTGTTTTCGTACACATCAGCCAGACCATAAGCACGGAAGAAGAACAGCCAGCTGTCATCCGTCTGATTTTCCTCCGGCGTAACGACCTTGTTTACCGTGTGCTTAGGATACTGGATAACCGCCGACTTCTGGATTATCATAAAGTTTATATCCTTTGCGGTTGTCGCCTTAGCAAAACCGCCTGCCGTTTCATCGACGCCCTCTGATTTTGTCGTGCCGTCCTTAAGATCGATCGCAGTGTAAAATCTGCTCTGAGGCACTTTTACGATCTTAGCAAAGCCGTCAAGTACAGCCTTTGACTTTGTGGTGTCCACATTGATAGCAAGGTTATACAGAGTAGGAGTGATGTACAGAATACGGTTTTCCGGCGATACTTCGTCTTCGTCCATTTTGTTCTGTGCAGTGATCAGAGCGGTAAGGACATCATTACCCGATGAAAGTGTTGCTCCTGCAGAAACCTTAGATATGCCTGTTGTACCTGCATAGGTCGCGAACCTGAATGCGTCCTGTTCGGGAGCAACCTTGACGCGGATAAACTCTGAGGACAGTCTGCCGAAAGCAAGTCCTGCAGTCTCCTCATTGTCCATATTGTCAACGCTGAATTTACGACCTCTGTCGTAATTAAAGGTAACAGTCTCGTTTGTAAGAGTAACATCGCCCTTTACATAGCCACTGTTTCTGGAGTAGTCCGCCAGACCGTCCATAGAGATCTTAGGGATTATGATCTCATTTGCGTTTGCGCCCGCTTTAACAAGAGTAGGATCGCTGTCGAGATCGGCGGTCAAAGATGCCTGCTTGTAAACCTCGTCAAGCAGTGCGATGTAGGTTTTAAATTTTGTAATTGCGTTTGCCATAATATTTTACCTCCGTAAAATTACTTAGTCGCAGGCAGACCCATTACGGCTCTTGCCTGTGCGTCTGATGTTGTTTCTGTTGCCGAACCGTGGTCAAGACCGGTGTCTATCCTTGCGGTAGGCTCATCACCATCCGCAAAGAGAAATGCTTTGTCGGCCTTAAGCTTGTCAAGCTGTTCGGTAAGACCTGTGATCTTGCCGTCATCGTCAAGCTTGAGGAGCGACGAGTCAAGCTGAGACTTGACAATGTCCACATCTCTTGCTTTTGCTCCGGCAAGGGACAGTTCCAGAGCCTTGTCAAGCTTAAGTGCGGCAATATCTGCATTGTACTTGCTTTCCCAGTCGGACGCCGCTTTCTTAAGTCCTTCAATGTCCTCGCCGTCAAATGCTTTGACCTTATCAGTAAGCTCTGAGATCGTGCCTTTTGCCGTTTCCAGTTCTGCGTTAAGGTCTGTGTACTTCTGCTGTTCTGCGGTCAGCTCCGCTGTGTGCTGTTCAAGCACCTTGTTTGCCTGCTCCTCGGTAATACCGAGAGCTGTTAAATCTTTCAGTTCCATAGGGATTTTTCCTCCTTAATTTTGAGTATAAAATTTATCTCCTCGCAAGCGGCTCGGATTTTTGCTCCGCAAAAACGAGGATAAATAAAACGCCCTTGAAAGAGCGTTTTACTATCGTTAAAATGCAGTTTTAATCATCTGATAAATCTACAAGGCATTTAATAACCAAACAAATACCTTTTATTATTGTGAAGACCCATGCGGCTACATAACAGCCAACGGGGATTTGCCCTGTATCGAGGGCGTAAAGCAATATAAGGGTTGAAAGCATAAATTATCAGCTCCTTTTTGCAAAATTAAAAGCCCCCAGTAGCTGGGAGCTTATTCATTATGAATTTGAAAATAAACCTTATCATAAATATCCAATGCTTTATATCCGAAATCTGTCATATTATTCTGATTTTCGTCCATGCCATAAACAACTGATATGTTGCTAATTATGCATTGAAACATAGAAACATCTTTATTATTTATTTCTATCTGACTTGTTTCGGGGAAGAGCTTGTATGGGTATTCCAAATCTTCAAAATCGCCATATTTGACAAGCATTTCATATTCATCTTTTTTGAAATTGAATATCATAATAATACACCTCACTTTGGATTACATTGAATAAGCACGCCCGTTTCAGGATTTATGGATACTGCACATTTATCTGTAACAAATAGCTGAGATATTTTAGGTTTACCATCTTCATCATATAAAATGTTACCGTTTTTATCCCTGCTAATTTTGGGTTTCATTGCTTTACCATTGGTCAAAGCATCCTGAATATCTTGAAGTTCAACGCCAAGACGTTTCTTACCCGTATCAGGATCTTTGATTACACCAATAACACGTTCAATGAAATGATCCGATTGCCCAGTTATTTCAATACCGTTAGTTGTAGTTAAACCAACAAGACTGTTGTTAATCTCATTGTGCAACTTCTTATAATGATCGTAACCTACAAGCGGAGAAATTTTTCCCTTTTTTACAGAAGTAATATATGCATTCATCAATTTGTACTCAGGAGAGTTATTATACTTCATATTTTCAAAAATGTCAAGGCTTTTCGGCGGATTTTCTATGCCGTAGCTTTTCATTTGCTTAACAAAGTAACGATTATTCCCATATACCGCTTTCTGCGAAACACTCTTGTTAAATCCAACAACCCGAACTCTGTCCTTTTCGGGATAAAGATCGTTCGTATCGCAAAACTCAGACAGCCGTTTTTCCTTAGTTTTCAGTATAGCCGAGTGGCGTTCAAACTGATTTTGCAGTCTCCGTTTAAGCACCTCGTCTTCCGTCTCAGAGATAGCACCGTCATATGCAGCTAAACGTCTTTTTGTAGCTCGTATAGACCGCTCCATAGCACGCTGTTTCTGCGATAATTCATACTGTCTGTTGTTTTCGGTCACGTCAACAGGGAGATTAGCACGTTCGGAAATTCCCTCGAAAAACGGATAAAAATCATGTCGGCAGTTCCAGCCTTTCAAGCCGTCACCCGTTCCGTAGCCTGTGGCGGTGCTGAGTTTAGGGTATTTTTTAGATTTGCCCGAAATGCTGTAAACCTTGCCTTGCCATAAAGCGTGTGAGGGACGCGCGCCCATGTGTGCGGT